GCTCTAAGTCCTTTCTTATCTGAAATACCAAACTTGCTGATTCATCTGAAAATTCTTCGATAACATTTTCTCCAGTCATCAAATAATCAACCGATACTTTAAAATAATCTGCAATTTTCTGTAATTTATCTTGCTTTGGGGTATAAGTACCTTTTTTCCAACTAGAAAGAGTTGCTGTAGAGATTTGGGTGCTTTTAGAAACATCACTTGGTTTTACATTATTTTTCTTGCAAAGAAGATCAAAATTTTCGTAGTACATATTTTCTCCTATCAAAATTAAGAAAACTTAATAAATAATTGTTGACATACTAAGAAAACTATGATATTCTTTATACAAGCTAAGAAATCTTAGCAATAGAAACAAAAAGATAGCATGGCAACAACTAAGAAACTTATTTAATTCTAACTCGCAATTATGATTATATAAGAAAACTTAGTTATTGTCAATACTATCTATATAAAATATCTGAAAGAAAGGAGATGCAATTTTGCAAGAACTAGAAAACAAATCTTATGCTTATCAAAAATTCAAAGAGTTAAGAGAAAAAGCAAACTTATCCGAATACCAAGTTTCTGTTGGAACTGGAATTTCTACTGCTGTATTTACGCAATGGAGCCGCGGGGATTACAACTTGAAGCTTGATAAATTATCTTTAATTGCAAAGTTTTTTGGAATTTCAGTATCTGATTTTATAGAGGATGATGAAACTTGTAAAAAGGAAAGCTCATAAGGAGGTGAGAAGATGAGTGGTACATATAACGTTCTTTGCGCTATTTTGAAAGAGCTCCAAGCTATTCATAATATCCTGGAGCCCTCTAAAAAGAAACGTATTTTTGAAACTAATATTGATGGGAAAAGCATTTCAAAATGCGTTTCTGATGGAATTACTTCTGCTGTTCAGAAATCCATTCGTGATACTGACGTAGAAGATTAACGGCAATCGAGGTAGATAATCCAGTAATGGCAGTTACAAAATTATCTGTATTTTCAATCGTGCTAACTGTTGGGGTGATTAGTTTTTCCATGTCAACAGTTTTTAAAAAATCATCAAAGCTTTTCAAATTAACACCTCCTTCCTAAAGGAGATTATATCACAGAAAGGAGACTAATGAACGAATTAATACCAATTAATTATGAAGGCGAACAGCCTACTGTATCAGCAAGAGAGTTGCACACAGGACTTGAAATTACAGATAGATTTTCAAGATGGTTTGAAAGAATGTCTGCATATGGTTTCTCAGAAGGAAATGATTTTACAAGCGTGAAAAGTTCCACACTTGTAAATAATGGGGCAGAAAGAGAAATTACTGACTATCGAATTTCTATAGATATGGCAAAACAGATTTGTATGATTCAGCGTTCAGAAAAAGGCAGACAATACCGACAATACTTTTTAGACCTCGAGAAAGCCTGGAACACGCCAGAGCAGATATTTGCCAGAGCTTTAAAAATGGCAGACCAGACCATAGCGAATCTGAAAGACACAAATAAGTCTCTTGTGGAGAAAATTGAAGCCGACAGACCAAAGACAATTTTTGCCGATGCAGTGTCAACCAGCCACACTTCAATCCTTATTGGAGACCTCGCAAAGTTGATTTGCCAGAATGGTGTACAGACAGGACAGAAGAGATTGTTCCAGTGGATGCGAGACAATGGTTATCTGATGAAGTCTGGTGCAAGTTACAATATGCCAATGCAGAGATACATTGAACAAGGGCTATTTGAAGTTAAGGAATCCAGTGTTCAGAATCCAGACGGAAGTGTCAGAGTAACGAGAACCACAAAAGTTACCGGAAAAGGACAACTGTATTTTATCAATAAGTTTCTTGGGAATGAAATAGCAAGTTAAGGAGGTGGACGTAAGATGTTAGCAGATGATTACGTTTCTGAAAGGTTATCCGATTATGATTCCAAAATATATCAGTTATATCACCGCAAAAACGGACAGAAGGCAAGCGACCTTGTAGAAAAAGTGAAAAACGAAATTGCCGAATGCGGTCTGTCCGCTACTGAAGCGAAAGGCTTTTTAGAGTACATGAAGATTGTTATTGACGCTCAGTCACATCTTCCCATTCAGAAATAACGGAAGTTTTTATGGTTTCTGCTCCGGGAACATTACCATCATCAATCTCATTTGCGACATGAAGCATTGAAATTATTTTATGAGAATAAGGATGTTCCTTTCCGCAATTTGGGCACACAACCTTGTCTGTACTTATTCTTTCACTTATATAGTAATCGCAATGACAAGTACAGGAAACTTTTAATTTGAGAAACATTTTAACATACCTCCTTTCTGAACACATTATACCATTCAGATGGAGAGAATAAAAGAAAATAGGGAGGAAAAACAATGATTAAATTTGAAAACGGATTAGTTAACATTTCTGGTAAAGGGGTTGATATTCTTTCAGAGTATGCAGTTATCACCCATAAAATTAAAGAGATGTTCGTAAAAAATGGTGGAGAAGAGGAAGAAGTAAAAGAGCAGCTTAGACATTCGTTTGAGCATGGTCTTATGAACGAGGAAGAATTTGATAAAGAAATCAAGGAAACTTCCAAACAGATAGATGCAATTATTCCGTTTATTTCGCTTCTGGAAGAAATGCTTAAAACATTCGGTGCAAAAGACAAGGAGAATTAATCATGGGAGAAACTAAGAGCACAGATTACATTCCAGAGAACGCCAATGAAGAATATGCACTTCTGGTTGGAAGATTAAAGGCATTTGAAGCTTGGGCGAATAATGTGAAAGATTATGATTTCACAAAGGACATGGCATTCAGAATGCTTGGGCTTGATTTAGTCGAATCAAAGGAGGAAAAGAAAGAATGAAATGCTTTAAAGGCTTTGATAAAGACTTAAAGTGCAGAGATTTCCAGTATGAAATTGGAAAAGAATATTCGGAAGAAAAAGCAGACATTTGCAATTATGGATTCCATGCATGCGAATTTCCTATGGATGTATTCAATTATTATCCACCTTCAGATTCCAGATATTGCGAAGTGGAGCTTGAAGCGAATAATCAGAAATCATCTGATGATAGCAAGAGAGTTGGGAAGAAAATTTCCGTAAAAGCAGAAATTGGAATTGCTGGAATTATTAAAGCTGGCGTTGAATACATCAAAGAGCAAGTTAATTGGGAAGATGATAAGGCAACCAATACCGGAAATCATTCAGCGGCAACCAATACCGGATATCAGTCAGCGGCAACCAATACCGGATATCAGTCAGCGGCAACCAATACCGGAGATCGGTCAGCAGCAACCAATACCGGAGATTATTCAGCGGCAACCAAT